TATCTCGCCCGGCGGCAATTGTCGATTAAGCAGCACTGCGGATTAGGCAGAGACGCCGGCAGCAGCTTTGACAGCAACCGCTTTGTCGGCGGCGTCTTTCGCAGCCTTGTCGGCCTTCTCCACATCGCGGCGAGCCTTCGCTTCCGCAACTTCCTTCTTCCGCTGTTCGTACTTCGCCTTCTGCGTCGCTTCGCTTTCCTTGTCGCGGTTCAAGAACCACTTCACGGCGAGAGCGAAACCAGCAGCCGCAGTCGTGACGCCTTCGGCGGAGCACATCGAGGGGCCGACGGACGGTTTGTCCATTTCGGCTTCGGCATCTTTCTTGGAACGCAGGTGGCTGACCGGCTGGAAGCTGGCTTCGTCAGCAGCTTTGCCAGTACGGGCGGCAGCACGCAGTTCCTTGATCCGGTTGTTGATCGCCGGAACGAACTCGGCACTGTTCTGTGCCATCGCGGCATCCAGGAAATTCAACTGCTCATCTTTGGGCAGTTTCGACAACGCGGCAGCGTTGCTGATACCGATATCACCGTTGTCCACTGCGGTCTGAATGTCAGGCAGCAGCTTCAACAGTCCGAGGCGCTGGTCGATCCACGCGGGCGACTGGCTGACTCGTTCGGCGAGATCGGCCTTCGTCATCGTGGGGTTCATCACGAGCAAGCGTTGCAACGCCTTCGTGAATTCGACAGGCTTCGTATCGACGCGAGCCAAGTTGGCGACGATCTGTGATTCCAGAGTTGCGATATCATCGCCACTGCGGACATTCACCGGAATCGTTTCCAGGCCGAGGTCAAGAGCACACGAATATCGGTGCAGTCCGTCCACGATTTCGTAGTACGGGGTTCCCTTCTCGTCGGTCTTCTCGCGGACACTGATCGGGTTGATGAAGCCCTGTTGCTTCACCGAGTCCCGCATCGAAAGATACTTTTCGTCCTCTTTGTCAACGCCACGGAGAGCCACCTGGTTCTCGCGGACGCTCGTGAGGGCGACTTCTCGGAGATCGTACTTGTTGGACATCTTGGGTTTCCTTGATGTTTTGGATACCAGTATCGGAGATACCAGTATCAGGCCACAGTGAGATTGAATATATTCTTGCAAATATCAATATCACAATTAACCCCATCTAGGTGCAACCCTTGACATACATTCTAACGACACAATTCGACCGACACAAAACAAAATTTCCATTTTCCGTAAGTCGTTACGGCGTAAGGGGTTATGGCAAATTCTGACCGATTGCGAAACGGCGCATATATAAGAGGTCAAACCGTCGGCGGGAAACTGGAAACAGTCAGCCGGAAAAATCGGCAGTATGTAGTTAAGTCGTTGCGCCGTCTGGACTTCGGGCAGGTCGATTGCCGGAAACCAGACTGCGCCGCACTATCCTATATAATCGGTATTTTCCTTTTTACCCTCTCATAATGTAATATAGGAAACAGTCAAACGAGTAAATGAGTTAAACCCTTACAGCGTAAGGGGTTCTGATTTATACTGGAAAAATTTTCAAGTATTTTTGTGCGGGTCGATTTCTGGCGTTAGAATGAATGCGATGGTTGCTATGCGATCCGCAGTGATATTGATATTGGTAGAAATTCGTCATTGATACCCAATATCACCAAGGATGAGCCGTGGTCACTAAAACCCAAGCGGTCCAAAAATATCTGGCGGCGAAAGCCCCGGTGGACCTAGCATCGCTCTACTCGCCCGATATGGAGTGTCAGGTGCTCGTAGCCCAAGATGGCGGCGAGCGGGTCGAAGGCGAGTATAAGGGGCACGCATGGAGTGCGTGGAAAGACGAGAGCCAAACATGGAAGAATTTCCGCATTCCGCTCCATGCGAACACCAAACCAGAGTATGAAGACCGTGAGATCAAATTTGATCTTGAGGCTCACGCCGAAGGTATTGGTATGACCGGCTGGGACTGGAAGCACTTGAAATCTCGTTGGGTCGCATTTGACTTTGACGCGATCATGGGGCACAGCGACAAGCACGAACAGAAGTTAAGTGATACTGAACTTCAAGAAGTGCAAGACGCAGCCTGCAAGATTCCGTGGGTTACTGTCCGTCGGTCAACATCCGGTAACGGACTCCATCTCTACGTTTTCGTGGACGGAGTTGATACCGAGAATCACAACGAACATGCTGCCCTTGCCAGAGCTATCCTATCCAAAATGTCGGCAATCACCGGCTTCGACTTTGATAGCCGCGTTGATAATTGTGGCGGAAACATTTGGGTATGGCACCGTAAGTTTGAACGTGCCGGTGGACGGACTGGTCCTGGACTCAAGCTCATCAAACAAGGTGGAGTGATATCCGATATCCCTCCGAACTGGCGAGATCACATCAAGGTCACGACCGGACATAGCAGGCGTACTGCACCCGGCTTCGTGGGTACTGGCGAGATCAGTAGCTTTGAAGAATTCTGTGGGATGCAATCTGTCACTCCGCTCGACGACGAACATAAGAAATTATTTACCTACTTGGATGAGGTCGGGGCCATGTGGTGGTTCAACTCCGATCTACACATGCTAGTGTGCCATACGTCGGACTTGAAAAAAGCGCACGAAGCATTGTCCATGCGTGGCGTATTCGAGACATCCGCTACAGGCCGCGAACATGGTGCGGACCAGAACTGCTATGCTTTTCCCCTGCGTAGGGGTGGGTGGGTAGTCAGGCGTCATACACCCGGTGTTCATGAACATGAATCATGGGACCAGGACGCCAGCGGCTGGACTCGCTGCTACCTGAATAAAGAGCCTGATCTCAAAACGGCTGCTAGATTCAACGGGGCTACCGAAAACGAGAAGGGTGGTTTCGTATTCAAAGAAGCCGAGATCGCAGGTAAAGCCGCACGAGAACTTGGTGCGTCACTTGACATACCAAGTCTGATTAACACTCGCCCCGCGACCCTGAAACCGCATAAGGATGGCCGGCTAGTCATCACGGTGGATCGGCAGGCGAATGACCCATCTGAAAAGATGTCTGGATGGACCGAAGAGAAGGGCAAGTGGGTTCGGATATTGAATATCAGAAACCAAGCCCAGGAAGAGTCAGAGGTCGGCAACTACGAAGACATGGTTCGTCATATTGTCTCGCAGGGAAGTCAGGATGCCGGCTGGGTTATTAAGAGCGACGGGACGTGGAATCTGGAACGACTGGAACACGTCAAGGCAGTCCTATTGTCTACTGGTCTCAAACCGAGAGATATGTCAGCCGTATTAGGCAACAGCATCCTGAAGAAATGGAAGCTGGTCAACAAGCCTTTCGCCCCCGAATATCCTGGCGACCGTCAGTGGAACCGAAATGCGGCACAACTGGCGTTCACGCCCAGTCAAGATGTTGACAATCTGCACTATCCTACTTGGAACCAGCTATTGAAACATGCTGGGACCGGGCTTGATGAAGCAGTTCAATCGAACAACTGGTGCAGGGAAAGCAGCATCAAAACCGGCGGCGATTATCTTCGTTGTTGGGTCTCGTCAATGATCCAAGACCCAATGAAGAACCTTCCGTATCTGTTCTTCTATTCAGAAGCACAAGTTACGGGGAAGAGCACATTCCACCAAGCGATTCGTCTTTTGATGAAGCGTGGTGCAGCAGATGCAGGAACGGCCCTTTTGAATCCGCAGGGGTTCAACAGTGAGATTGAAAGCGCTGTCTTGTGCTACATCGAAGAAGTTGATCTCCGAGCCACGAAGTCGAGCGTTGCTTACAACCGAATCAAGAACTGGGTCACGGCCGACGAGATACTGATCCACCCTAAAGGGAAGACCCCGTATCTTCTGCCCAACACCAGTCACTGGATTCAGTGCGGAAATAGAGTCGAATACTGTCCTGTGTTTCCGGGTGATACCCGTATCACTATGATCCATGTCCCCACGTTTCAACCCAATGAGTACATAGAGAAAGAGGAATTACTTTCACGGCTACAGAAAGAGGCTCCCGACTTCTTGGCGGCGATCCTCAAACTTGAATTGCCGTATTGCAGTGATCGGCTTGGAATTCCGGTCCTCAACACCGAAGACAAGATACAAGTCCAAAAGACGCATCAGAACGAGTTAGAGTCATTCCTTGAGGAATGTGCCTTCCCCGCTCCGGGGCAGGAGATCAAGTTCAGCGAACTGTATGACCGCTACCTTGAATGGCTTGATCCGCTTTCAGTGCAGAATTGGACAAAAATCAAAGTGGGTCGCTTGATGCCCATGATGTTCCCGAAGGGACGACTTGCATCTGATGCAGGCCAATTTTACTTCGGCAATATCTCTTGGACAGTTCCGACCGAACCTACCAAACAAAAGTACGTCCTGCAAGGACAAACACTTGTACTCCAAGACCTGTAGGCAAGACCTGATATTCGATATCAAGTCGAACTGCCTCTCTTAAAGGATGACGGATATGTACAAGGGACGGAAGATGTCTACCATTGTCGCATTTGGCCATCGCTCTGCGGTGGGTAAGGATACCAGTGTCAAGTTCTTGTCAACCCTGCTCTCAACGAAAGGTAAGAAAGTTCAGCATCGGTCGTTCGCGGCCCCGCTGAAAGAAGTCTGCCACACGTTGTACGGTTGGGCTGGCTTGAAGGCGGGGATTCATTACGAGAATCACCGCGAAGATCGTGATATCAAGATACCATTTCTCAATATGACCCCGGTGGAAATCTGGGTCGAAGTTGGCAACAAACTCCGAGATGTGTATGAGCGAACCTGGATTGATCTCACACTGCGAACCCCGGCAAAAGCCGACTTCCTCTTTATCAGCGATCTACGCTACGAGAATGAAGTTACTGCAATTCAGGAGTTGGGGGGATTATGCCTCAAAGTCAACAACAGTCGAGCCCCGATCCGCGACACTTCGGCGGATAACGCTCTTCAGGGATTCGCTTATTGGCATGGTCATGTCTTCAATGAAATGTCATTGAATGACTTGAATACGGCGATGGGAGAACTTGCCAACGACTTGTTGAATGGCACTACGGAGAAAGGGAAAGTGTATGGGTCTCCCGGACTCTAAGGTCTGTTCTAGATGCAGAAAATCAAAGCCTGCGTCAGCTTTTGATATTTGTATTCCAAAGAATTTTGACCATTCAACCAGACTACACTCTTGGTGTAAATCCTGTGTAAGCATTTATAGCAAGAAATTTAACCACAAGTCTCACATAGGAAGAGAATATAATCTCAACGATACTGAATATCAAAAGATGCTTATCGCTCAAGATGGTGTCTGTAAAATTTGCAAACAGAAATCTCCATCTGGTCGGCGGTTATCGGTTGACCACGTACACGGAAGTTGCCCAATCATTAT